ACTAACACAATGGGGAAACCCGTATGCATGGAATTACATGCGAAGTCGTTTACGGTCCACTGCCCCTGACTTGCCTATTTTTATGAGGGCAACTACAAACCCCGGTGGAAGAGGTCATCACTGGGTAAAGAAAATGTTTATTGACCCATCTGCTTATGGAAAAGCATTTGATGCCACAGATATTGAAACACATGAAATTCTCAGGTATCCAGCAGGGCATCAAAAAGCTGGGAGACCTTTATTTAAACGTAGGTTCATTCCTGCTAGGTTATCTGACAATCCCTACCTTTCAGAGTCTGGGGATTATGAAGCTATGCTCCTGTCGCTCCCAGAGCAACAAAGACGGCAACTCTTGGACGGTGATTGGGATATTAAAGAAGGTGCTGCGTTCACAGAGTTTGACCGTGATATTCATGTTGTTGAACCTTTTAATATTCCTAGCAATTGGGTTAAGTTTAGAGCATGTGATTACGGCTATGGTTCTTACAGTGGTGTTGTATGGTGCGCTGTCGCACCGTCTGAGCAAATCATTGTGTACAGGGAATTGTATGTGTCAAAAGTCTTAGCTACTGACTTGGCTGATATGATATTAGAGTTGGAAGCTGAAGATGGTAATATTAAATATGGTGTCTTGGATAGCAGTCTTTGGCATAAGCGTGGTGATACTGGACCGTCTCTTGCGGAACAGATGATAAGCAGAGGTTGTAGGTGGAGACCATCAGACCGTAGCCGTGGCAGTCGTGTGGCAGGTAAAAACGAAATACACAGGCGTTTACAGGTAGATGAATTTACAGAAGAGCCTAGACTTGTTTTCTTTAATAGTTGTACAAATATCATCTCCCAACTACCGTCCATACCATTGGATAAAAAAAATCCAGAAGATGTGGACACAAAAGCAGAAGACCATTTGTACGATGCGTTAAGATATGGTATAATGTCACGACCAAGATTTAGTATATTTGATTATGACCCGATGGGTAGACCCGGTGGCGGTATGCAAGTTGCAGATGCTACCTTTGGATACTAAGGAATAAAATATGGCTGAAGATGAAATTATGATTGAGGATGATGCTATTGCATTAGAAGATACAGATGAGTCTGCTGTTTTTGATGCTGATGTATCTAACATTATTCCTTTTATTCTTGAAAGATATAGTCGGGCTGAAGATTACCGATATCAAGATGAAGAACGTTGGCTAAGAGCATACCGTAACTATCGGGGTTTGTATGGTCCTGATGTACAGTTTACAGAAGCGGAGAAGTCACGTGTCTTTATTAAAGTTACTAAGACCAAAACGCTTGCTGCGTATGGTCAAATCGTTGATGTTTTATTTGCTAATAATAAGTTTCCTCTATCTATTGAGCCTACAACACTTCCTGAAGGAGTAGTTGCCGATGTACATTTTGACCCAAAAGAACCGCAACAGATGCAAGCGTCTACTGCGCTTACAAGTCCGTATGGTTTTAGCGGAGATGGAAATGATTTGCCACCGGGTGCAACAGCTAAAACGCTGTCTGAAAAACTTGGACCGCTAGAGGAAAAACTTGACCCTGTTCAAGATAAATTAAAAGAAGGTCCGGGTAAAACACCCACTGCTATTGAATTTAGCCCTGCAATGATTGCTGCTAAAAAAATGCAAAAGAAAATACACGACCAGCTTGAAGAGTCAGGTGCTAATAAAAACTTACGTAGCAGTTCGTTTGAAATGGCATTGTTTGGTACAGGTATTATGAAAGGTCCATTTGCAAAGGATAAAGAATATCCTAACTGGGATGATGAGGGTAACTACGACCCTATGTTTAAAACAGTACCACAAGTAGACCATGTATCTGTGTGGAATTTTTACCCTGATCCAGACTCAAATAATATGGACGAAGCGCAGTTTGTAATTGAACGTCATAAAATGTCTCGTTCACAAATGCGTATGCTCAAGAAGCGTCCATACTTTCGTGGTCAGGTTATTGATGAGTGCATCCAAATGGGTGAGAACTACATCAAAAAGTATTGGGAAGATGACTTATCTGATTATGCGCCAGAGCATGGTATTGACCGCTTTGAGGTTCTTGAGTATTGGGGTATGGTAGATACCGAAATGCTAGAAGAGCAAGGTGTTGAGATACCAGATGAACTAAAAGAGTTTGACGAGTTACAGGCAAATGTGTGGATTTGTAACAACAAACTTATTCGTATGGTTCTTAATCCATTTAAGCCAGCTAAAATTCCTTACGTAGCTGCACCATATGAAATGAACCCATACTCTTTCTTTGGTGTAGGTATTGCTGAAAACATGGATGATACGCAGACACTAATGAATGGGTTTATGCGTATGGCTGTAGACAATGCTGTGTTGTCAGGTAATTTGCTTATTGAGGTAGATGAAACAAATCTTGTACCCGGTCAGGACATGTCTATATATCCGGGCAAGGTATTTCGAAGACAATCTGGCGCACCGGGTCAGGCTATCTTTGGCACAAAGTTTCCTAATGTATCATCAGAAAATATGATGCTGTTTGATAAAGCACGTCAGTTATCCGATGAGTCTACAGGTCTACCATCATTTGCACACGGGCAAACAGGGGTAACAGGTGTAGGACGTACTGCTTCTGGGATATCCATGTTGATGAATGCTGCAAGTGGTAGTATTAAAACTGTTATTAAAAATGTAGATGACTATATGTTACGTCCTCTTGGTGAAGGTTTCTTTAGATTTAATATGCAGTTTGATTTTGACCCAGAAATTAAAGGTGACTTAGAAGTAAAAGCACGTGGCACAGAAAGTCTAATGGCTAATGAAGTTCGTAGCCAAAGACTTATGCAGTTCTTACAGATTGCAAGTAACCCATCGCTTGCACCTTTTGCAAAGTTCCAATATGTAATTAGTGAGATTGCAAAGTCAATGGACCTTGACCCTGATAAAGTAACCAACAATATGAGTGAAGCAGCACTGCAAGCAGAACTAATGAAACAGTTCCAAACACCATTGCCACAAGAACAAGGGGGCATGACACCGCCACCGGGTGCTGATGCAATGGATCCAACAGGTGCTGGTGGTGGAAACATAGGTACTGGTCAAGCACCAGTTCCGGGTGAACAAGGATTTAGTGGAAATGGACAAGCAGCAGGTACTCAGCCGCCTCAAGCCGCTGGTGGGCAACAACCGCCAGTGGGAAGCATTCAATAGTTACATTGATATAGCTATTGAGCAGCATCAAAAGGTGTTAGAGCAATCAGACGATACAATAATGATGCACCGTCAGCAAGGTGCTATCACAGCTTTACGTAAACTAAAATATTTGCGGGATGAGATAAATGGCTCTTAAAAAACAAATGGAATTGTTTGAACGTGTCGAAGGTGCGTTTGATGAAGGTGGCCTTATGGATGAGGGTGGCACGGTTGACCCTATATCTGGCAATGACGTGCCTATTGGTTCTACCCAAGAAGAAGTTCGTGACGATATTCCTGCCCAACTAAGTGAGGGTGAGTTTGTATTTCCTGCAGATGTAGTGCGTTACTACGGTCTTGAAACATTAATGAAGATGCGGCAGGAAGCAAAGCAGGGGCTAAAGCTAATGGAAGCTATGGGCCAGATGGGTAACTCAGAAGAAGCTACTATTCCTGATGATATTCCATTTGACATAAATGACCTTGACATAGAAGATGATGGTGTGTTAGAATATGCACAGGGTGGTGTTGTGCAAGCCCAACAAGGAACGTATGTACCGCCATTTATTCCGACACCAGATAATCAATACGGTATTGCAGGTTTTCAAACATCTCAGTTTGCTCCACGCCTTATTGACCAGCCTGTATATGGTGGACCTGTACCAATGCCACAACCACCTATAGATGCTCCATTACCGCCAATAGGAATACCCGGAGTACCACCACCACCAACTACAACACCTACTCCTGTATATCAAGTACCTACATTTACTCAATTTACAGGTCTTGCTCAACCAGAGCCGGGTGGGTATGATGAAATGCGTACATATGTAAATGATGCTGGTATGGAAATTCAGATACCATTTAAAAATGGTAATCCAATTTATCCAATACCTGAAGGTTACAAGTTAAAAGGTGAGGCAGTAGAAACTGCAAAAACTACTACTACTACAACAGGAAGTGAAGTAACTACACAGTTTGATAATGATGATGGCCCTGAATTTACAAGAATGTCTGACTTTGAAAGAGAAAGACGTGATATACAAAGTTCAGATGCATTTAAATCTATGTATGATGATGTGGATAAAAGAGGAACTTTAACTAAAGCAAAAGATTTTGGGCAAGATTTATACAAAAGTGTTTTAGGCGGTAGAGATGAAGAACGTGCAGGTTTTCAAAGATTAGAAGAAGATTTAACAGATTACTTGCAACAGTTTCCCGCAGACCAAAGAGAACGTGCTGCACAAGAATTTAAAGCTGCTTTTGCAGAAGGAAAACAAGGACGCACAGACGGAACACTTGCTGAAGTTGTTGATATGACAACGCCCGAAGCAAGGGAAAAGTTAAAAGAAAGTGGGATACTAACTACATCTCCTGACCAAGTTAGAAATGTTACTGTAGAATCTACTACTGTTTTAGGTACTACTAAAGGTGTACAACAGTATGCTAAAGACAATAATATATCTGTTGAAAGGGTTAGAGAGTTAATGCAAGCAGACCCTGAATTTGCACAGGGTATTAACCAAATGGGAGAACTTAAAAAAGAAGGTGCAGATATTCAACAAGATAACAAACCTAAAAGAGCAGAAGTAAAGGCTTCAGAGGTAACTACAAGAGGATTTACCAAAGAAGACAAAATAAAATATTCAGGTTCTATTTCAAGACAACGTAATGAAGACCCAGATTATGACCCTTATGAAGATAACGAAATTGTATATAGTAGCGAAGTATATGACTCAGCTACAGGAAGAACAGAAACTATTAGCTATAACTCAAATGGTATAGGAACAAATAGTAGAGGACAAACAGTTTTCTCATCTGGTTATTTAACCACTGATGCAAAGGGTAAAGTTACTAGTTCTGCAATTCCCGGTTCTCAGGAATATAAAGATAGAAGAGACACGAGAAATCAAGCTAAAGCTGCTGGCATTGATACCGCAGGTAAAACAACAGGCCAGATTCAAAAAGAATTGAAAGATAAAAGAGATGCAGATGCTCGTGCTGCTCAACAAGCTGCTAGTAGAGCATCTCCTTCATCTCCTTCATCTCCTGACGGTGATAGTGGTGATAGTGGTTCTGGCGGTATGGGCATAGGAGATGCTGGGCAAGGTGGTCCGGGTGGCTACGGCTCAAGCTATGAAGGAATTTTTAATAAAGGCGGTCTTGCCCAACAGATGAAGCAAAGTGGGTTAGCTTCTAAAAAATAATCCACATATCAATGGCTACCTAACCCCCCAACACTGGCTACGGTTAGCCCCATAAGGAGAAGAAGATGGCTGAAGCAGCTATTATGGCAGAAGAGATGCAACCAGAAAAAAAAGTTGCATTTGCAAATCGTAAATACACAAACGAAGAAAAACGTAAACGTGAAGAAGAGGAACTAGAGCAGCTTATAAAAGAAAATACAGGTGAGGTAGAGGAACCTGTAGAACAAGAAGCTGAACCTACTAGCGCAGAAGAAAAAACATTTAAGAAGCGTTACTCTGATTTACGTAGACATCAGCAGAAACAAGCTGAAGAACTTAAAAAAGAGATTGATGAATTAAAACGTCAGCTTTCTGCAGCAGCGCAAAAAGAAATACGTTTACCTAAGTCTGATGAAGACATAGAAGAATGGGCTACAACTTATCCTGATGTAGCAGCAATCGTAGAAACAATTGCAATGAAAAAGGCTCGTGAGCAGAATACTGCGTTAGAAGAGCGTATGAAAGCAATTGACGATATGCAGCAGTCAGCTACAAAAGAAAAAGCTGAAGCTGAGTTAATGAGATTGCATCCTGACTTTGGCGAAATTCGTGACAGTGATGATTTCCACGAATGGGCTGATGAGCAACCTAAGTGGGTACAGGATGCACTGTATGAAAATGATAATGATGCACGGTCAGCAGCACGGGCTATTGACTTATACAAAGCAGATAAAGGAATAAAAAGTGAGAAGAAGTCTAAGAAAGATAAGGGTGCTGCTCAAGCGGTGTCAACTAAAGGCACTAGAAACTCACCTCAGTCAGACGAAACTTCCTCTTATTTAAAAGAATCTGAAGTTCAAAAAATGTCTGCTGTAGAATATGAAAAATATTCTGATGAGATTATGGAAGCTATCCGCACAGGAAAGTTTATTTATGATATTTCTGGTTCTGCCAGATAAAAAAGTGTTGACAAATAGTTATTTTTCAGTATAACTATATGTAACCTAGTGTGAGCATATAGCGCAATATGCTTACACATAATAGCAAACAAACACAGCTTACGGATTACCTGACGAATTTGGCCTGTTGAATAGTAAGGCGGCCACCTTACTAGAATACACACCCAAATGAATTAGCCTCTGATTAGTCTCGTGAGTTTGCATCTGTAGAAAAATGCTAAAACTTTAGGAGAAGAGACATGGCATTCGCAAAAGCTGCGGGTTATGGTAATCTTCCTAACGGTAATTTTTCGCCTATAATTTACAGCAAACAGGTGCAACTTGCTTTCCGCAAGGCTGCTGTTGCTGAGGCAATCACCAATAACGATTACTTTGGTGAAATTGCTGCAATGGGTGATTCCGTTAAGATTATTAAGGAACCCGAAATTACCGTCAAGTCTTACGCACGTGGCACAACAATTACGCCACAAGACCTTGACGATGAAGAGTTCAGCCTAACGATTGACAAAGCTAATTACTTTGCATTCAAGGTTGATGACATTGAAGAGGCGCACAGCCACGTTAACTTCCAGTCTCTGGCAAGTGACCGTGCTGCATACCGCCTTGCTGACCAGTATGACCAAGATGTTCTTGGCTATTTGTCAGGATTTAAACAGTCAGCTATTCATGGAAAAGCTGATACTGTTAACACAACTGTTAACGGTGCTAAAGCTGTTTCAACAGCCTCTGATGGTGCAAACCTCGTAGGTGCTGAACTGCTTGCGTCTATGTCTTTAGACGCATCTGACTTTACTAATGCATCAGGTTCTGCAGGTTCTGCAAACAACTGTATTGGTATTGAGCCACGTGCAGGTGGCGCAACGGCTGCTAAGTCCAGCACTGCTGGTAACGCATTCCCGCTGCAAATCATTGCACGTATGTCACGTCTGATGGACCAACAAAATGTTGATACCCAAGGACGCTGGCTTGTTCTTGACCCAGTTTTCATTGAGGTATTGAAGGATGAAGATTCACGTCTTCTGAACTCTGACTTTGGTGGCTCTGGTCTTCAGAATGGTCTTGCAATAAATAACCTTCACGGTTTCCAAGTTTACTCATCTAACAACTTGCCTTCGCTGGGTACTGGCCCTGCAACTACAGGTGGTGTTAATGCGTCAAACATGGGCATTATCGTGGCTGGTCATTCTTCTGCTGTTGCAACTGCAGAGCAGATTAACAAGACTGAGACTTATCGTGACCCGGACAGCTTCGCTGATATTGTCCGTGGTATGCATCTGTATGGCAGAAAGATTCTTCGTCCTGAAGCAATCGTAACTGCTGCTTACTGCTTGGCGTAAGGGGGATTAAAAAATGGCTACAATTAGTACTCTTTTAAAACCTGCTCATGGCAGCAGCAAGCGTGGACGTTCTCCATATTATGTAGATATGACCATTGACCTAACGGCTCAAGCCATTTCTAGCACAGGTGGAGACATTGTTCAGTGCCTAACTATTCCTGCAAATACACGTGTGTTACACGCTGGATTTCAGGTTGTAGAATCAGCTACCATGAATACTGGTACAAATGCTACAGCTAAGTTGGGTGCGGCTGATGACGATGAATTTGTTACAGCGTTTGACATTGACGGTGCGGCTGATGGGGCTTATGCTCCTTCCGTTACTCCGTCTGCAGATGTCACTCTTGCTACTGCAGATACTTTGGACCTTACCTTTGCTGGTGACGGTGCAACATTTACTGCAGGTAAAATTCGTGTCTATGCAGTAATGATGGACGTTAGCGACCAAGGTGATGTATCTGCTGATGAAGTAGATAGAGACACACTCGCATAACATAATGTGACGGGGCAGGGCAACTTGCCCCCTCACTTTATTTAAGGAAAAAACATGGCATATGATTTTCTTGGACTTGTGAATGCAGTTAATAGAAGGCTGAATGAGGTAGAACTCACTTCAGGTAATTTTGCTACAGCCACTGGTTTTTATTCACAAGCTAAAGATGCGGTCAATGCTTCAATTAGATATATAAATCAATCAGAATACTTTTGGCCTTTTAATCATAACACACAAGAACAAAATCTTGTTGCCAACACTACTAGATATGCATTTCCCACGGATGCTAAAGTAATTAATTTTAATACCTTTAGAATAAAAGAAAATACCACATTAGGAAATGCTACCACACGTATTACAGAAATTTCATATGAAGATTATTTAGATAGATATGTAGAGCAAGAATACAGTTCTGCTACAGGGTCAGGTGTTCCCACTATGGTGGCGCAATCACCAGACCTTAAATTTATTTTAACCCCAGAACCAAACAAAGCATATAATTTAGTTTTTGAATACTATGCGTTTCCCACGGATTTAGCTGGGGCAACAGACGCACCTACAATACCAGAAAGATTTCAACATATTATCGTAGATGGCGCAATGCACTACGGTTATTTATTTAGAGGAAACACGCAAGATGCGCTTGTTATGAAAGAAAAGTTTGATGAGGG